TTCTACTACTATGTAGAAAAAGGCCGAGTAATTTCGGCGGATGAACTAAAAGAAACTAAAGAGATCCCTGAAGGTAGGGACGCTATTCAAGCTGCCATAAATGAGCTAAAGGATCTTAAGTACGTCCAGTCTGTTCGTATAAGAAATAATGGGCAATGGATTTCTAAGTTAAAGTTTACAGATGCCGCTTTAAGGATGATTTCTCCCGACAACGGGTTTTCAGGGCACCTGTATATAGACAACTATACAGCTAGTAGTGTAACTACTAGTACTAGTATAGTTAAAGATACTAACGTATCTTTAACTATAGGGGCTGCGCCCCTTAAGGAGGAAGAGATGGCTTGGAATCTTGATGAAGAAGAACCAGTAAAGAAAAAGTTTATGGAGTCAGAAGCAACTCCTGGCGCTGTAGGTAAGCTTGATGATCGTCAGGCTCGTCTTAACGCTAAGTACAAGAAGCCAGTTAAAGCTCAACGAGACAGCCGAGAAAGACTTAACACGCCAGAAGAACTGTGGTCAACTAATGATCTTGTTGCAGAGTTCTATGATTTAGTTCAGAAAGCTGCTCCAGGCGTACCATCTCAAGTAAACGGCAAGTATGTTGCAGCATGGATTAACAAACAGGTTTCAGAAGGAACTGAACGAGTATCTGTGCTTAAAGCGATGCGCATGTTCTTTGGTGATCCTCGTTCTCTACACGATACCGGGATTGGAAAACCATTGTGGCAAAGATTTTTTGCATACTACCCAACAATTCACGGAATTGTTTCACGACCAAGCTCAGATGAAGAAGCAGTTGATTACGCAGCACACGAAGAAAAGATGTTGAGATTACTTGGGGGTGAGTAGTGTACGACCTATCAGCACTTGCACCAAGTGTGCGCAGACAGATTTTACAATCCGGTTTTCCAATGAAAACTATTGGGTGGGAGTTCTCTGATCTTGAGCAAAGTCCTGCTGTAGAAAAAGTTCAACAGTGGGTAGAAAGAGTACTCAATGGAGAGATTATCCAAAAGGCAGGATCTCCATCCTGCGGGCTTGGAATCATCCTGGTGGGTAATCCAGGTCACGGCAAGACTACTCTGGCCTCTACGGCCCTCCAGAGCCTTATTAGAGGCATCTCAGGAGAAGTCTTGGGGACTCCAGGAACGCTCCCAAATCGTATAGGGGCTTTTATGGACTATCCAAAGCTTTTACGTTTGCAGAAAGCTCAGTGGGATGAGCCTGACGAGAGCGCACAGTTGTTACTTGACGGGCTATATGGTGATTCGGATAGAATGAATAACGTAAGAGTTTTTGTTTTAGATGACATAGGTAAAGAATACCGAACAGCATCTAAATGGGCTGAGAATACATTTGACGCTTTATTACGCTCAAGGTTTAATGCAGGACTACCAACTATTGTAACTACAAACGTTGAGTTAGAGAATTGGGGCGGAGTTTATGGCGAACCTATGGGAAGCTTTGCTCTAGAAGCATTTGTGCCAGTAAAAGTTAGAGCGACGAGGGGAGATCGTAGAAAATGAAAGAGGATACTATGTCGTGGCAAGTTGCTCAAATTTTTCTTTCTGAAACAGGAGTACACGAAGTACATATTAATCTTGACAATAAAAAACTTCGTTGCGATTGTTCCGGTTACGGTTCACGCAGCGTGTGCAAGCACATAAGGTATGTAAAAACACGTATTGAACAAAACGACGGCGTATATCCTGTCGAAGTGTCTTCACGTGCAAGTCAAGACGAAAGTTCTATGGCAAGCTTAGATCCAGAATTGTTTAGGGCTTTTCTCTTTAAGTATGGCAAAATAGAGGTTATTTAAAAATGAAGGGGGGCGATATTTCTAATGAAACTCCTTTACGTGTTGTTGTCACTCTTGATTGTATATTGGATCGCAGGCCCAAAATTAATAGAGTACTTGGTATACCGGTCGCTTCGGAAGAAGTTACGTACAATAGGCAAGCTCTATCCCAATTTTGGCGATTTGCTGAGAAGTACGAATACAGACTAGAATTAGTAGGGTTCGACTATTCTCAAAAAGATATGGATGAAATCTTAGAAGATTTAGATAACTTAGGTACAAATCCGTTTAACTATGCAAAGGCATATAATGTTGTTGCAGATTTAGTTGCGGAACTTCCTTATCGTCCAGAAGTAAAAAATGTAATTGATATACCAGAGCGTGGGCTACGTTATGGACATTGGTACTTGGATTTGGGAGCATTAATAAATGGCGGCAGATAACGAAGAGAGATTAATTTCTCGCATTGTTAGAACAAGAGAGATTGTTCCAGCCCTAGAAGCCGGGTTAGAAGACAGTTGGTTTTTTGTAGATGAGAACAGGGCTGTGTGGAAGTTTGTTCGCACACACTGGTCTAAGTATCAAGAAGTACCAAGTGCTGTTACTGTTAAAGATAATTTTCCAACCTATCGTTTACTTGCAGTAGAAGATTCTTTAGAGTATTTAGTAGATCAACTTGTAGAGTATCGCAAACGTCAAAAGGCAATTGAGGTAGTACAAAACGCAGCAGAATTTATTGCTTCTGGTAATCACGATGCTGCTATTGCTGAGATGAGTCATGGCGTAGCAACTATCTACGACGAAGGTGCTGGACAAACTGGCGATGTTGATCTTACAAAAGATACTAACAATCGTTTTGAAGAGTACATGTCTATAAAGACCAGAGACGGTGGTTTGCTTGGCTATCGCACTGGGTTCCGCACTATTGATGAGGCAACGGCCGGATTACAACCAGGTCAGCTAATTACTATTATTGCACCACCTAAGACAGGTAAGTCAGTGCTTGCTATGCAGATTGCGGTTAACGTACACGAAGATGGTTTTGTCCCTATGTTTCAATCTTTTGAGATGAGCAACATTGAGCAGCAACATCGTCACGATGCTATGCGCTCTAAGGTTGCACACTCACGGCTTATTCGTGGAAAGCTACATCCTGATGAAGAGCGTCGTTACAAAGAGACATTAGAGCGAATGCAAGAGATGCACAAGTTCTATCTTACTGACTCAAGTTCAGCTATGACAGTTACTGGTCTTGCCGCAAAGATTGAAAAGATTAGGCCAGACATTGTTTTTGTAGATGGTGTGTACCTTATGGTTGATGAGGCTAGCGGTGAATCAAATACCCCGCAGGCTTTAACAAGCATTACACGTAATTTAAAAAGACTAGCTCAAAGACAAAATATTCCTATTGTAGTTTCAACACAGGTTCTTTTATGGAAAATGAAGAAACGTCAAGTATCTGCAGATGCTATTGGTTATTCATCCTCGTTTTTTCAAGACTCAGATGTAATTCTTGGACTACAAAAGCAAGATGAAGAAGATGACACGTCTCGTGAACTTCGCATTGTTGCTAGCCGTAACTGTGGTCCAGCTACTAGCGATTTACTATGGGATTGGGAGGGTGGTCGTTTTGAAGAATTTGGATTTTTTGGCCAACCAATTTAATCCTTTTAATGGCACACAACTTTGTGTAGGAGAAGATCCAGATCTTTTCTTTCCTGAAGATTACAGAGATGTGAAGGTAGTAGAAGTAGCAAAGGCTATTTGCAGAGACTGTTGGATGCAAGCTGATTGCTTGAAGTACGCAGTAAGTATTCCTAATCTTGAGGGAATTTGGGCAGCAACAACACCAAGTGAAAGGCGTAAGTTAAATGAAAGAAATTAAAGATCTTAAACCAGATTACACTAACGCCATGGATCTTCGTGGAGAACCTACTGAGGTATGCATTTGTGGTTCAACGTTGTGGAATGTAAAGTGTATGTTTGAAAACAAAGAGATCTCTCTTTACTTTTTAGATATGGAGTGCGCAGAATGCGGCTCCATGGCTACAGCCCCAACATTGGTAGATGATGATGTATAGAGAAGGCGATGTAGAGACTGCCTTATTAAGATTAGGGGTTGAGGTAAACCAACGTAACAGCGAGTTAACTGGTCTTTGCCCAATGCATTTAGAAAGAACTGGCCGGGAAGATTCTAATCCTTCTTGGTCTATGAACTGTGAAACTGGTGTACACCATTGCTTCTCCTGTGGATACCGTGGAACACTTCTTACTTTAGTTGCAGAGCTTAAAGAGTTTAGTACTACCTGGGGTCGTTTAGATTTTGAGTCCGCTAAGGACTGGTTACGAAGCAACGTTGAAGTTAACTTTGAGTTGTTAGTAAAGCAGATGGAAGAGGCTAAGAACTCCTACATACCTGTTCAAAGACCTATTGAGATGAGCGAGGCACGTCTGGCGATTTTTAACGGAGTAGTGCCTGATTGGGCTTTATCTGCTAGGGGCCTATCTTTAGAGGCATGTCAAAAACATAAGGTTAAGTGGGACCCTAGAATGCAGGGTTGGATAACTCCTATCCGTAACGCCGAGAATAACAAGCTTATGGGTTGGCAAGAAAAGGGACAAGTAAATCGGTACTTTAGAAACCGACCAACAGGCGTACAAAAATCAAAGACTTTATTTGGTCTTGATGTATGGTCTGGTGGAACTATGATCATAGTGGAGTCTCCATTAGACGCTGTAAAACTCTCATCATTGGGAATTGTTGGAGGTGTCTCAACCTTTGGAGCATCTATAAGTCAAGATCAGGTTGATCTTATGCGACGTGCTGATAAGTTAATTATTGCATTTGATAACCCTAGGCTTGATCAGGCAGGTAAAAAAGCCTCTAAAGATATGCTTGAGCGTACAAAGAAAGAGGGCTTAGAGTGCTTATTCTTTAACTATCAAGATAACGAAGCAAAAGACATTGGCGATCTAACCGAAGAACAGGTTATACTAGGTATAGAGAAAGCAAAGCATTCAGTTTTTGGAGAGGCGGCATTTTTATGATTATTGGATTAACAGGATATGCACAGTCCGGCAAAGATACCGTAGCTAAAGTTCTTATAAATAATTTTGGGTTTGAGCGTGTAGCGTTTGCTGACCCTATACGTAAACTTCTTTATGAGATGAATCCTACAGTTAAAGATGGTGGTTATAGGCTTCAAGCAGTTATTGATGGCTATGGGTGGGATGTTGCAAAAACAGCGTTTCCAGAAGTACGAAGTTTATTACAAGATCTTGGAGTTGGTGCTCGCAAAGTATTTGGTGAAGACTTTTGGGTTAAACAAGCTTTAGGACATCACAAACCATGGGACAAAGTAGTAGTAACAGATGTTCGTTTTACAAATGAAGCTGACTACTTAAAGTCATTTCCAGAAGCACAGCTGTGGCGCATAAAGCGTATGGGGGTTGGTGCAGTAAACGGTCACGTATCAGAGCGTGATATGGATGGCTACCAAGTAGACCAGATCTTTGCTAACAACGGTAACATAGGGGACTTAGAAGCTTTGATTAAGGCAAGGATGACGTCACTAGTATGAGTTTTACAGGAACACTTTTACCATATCAAGTTGAGGCCGTAGAGGCCATGGTAGACCGCAAGAAAATGCTTGTGGCCTACGACCTTGGCTTGGGTAAAACTGTCTTGACTATTGCTGCACTTGAAGAGCTTAAAGACCTTGGAAAGATAACTGAACCTGGTATTATTGTTTGCCTATCCTCATTGAAATATCAATGGGCAGAACAGATTAGGAAATTTACAGATGACGCTGCAAACGTTGTGGTCATTGATGGAACGCCAAAACAAAGGGCTATCCAATACGGAGAAGCGGTCGACTGGGGTCACTCCCTCACTGATTATGTTATCCTCAACTATGAGCAGGTTGTTAACGACTGGGATTACGTCCAACACCTTGCAAGAGGATTTGTTGTCTGCGATGAAGCAACAGCCATCAAAAGTTTTAGATCAAAACGATCAAAGCAAGTAAAGAAGCTTACTAGCCCAGTTAAGTTTGCACTTACCGGTACTCCTATTGAAAACGGTAAACCTGAAGAGCTATATAGCATTATGCAGTTTATAGATCCTAAAGTTTTAGGACGATTTGATTTATTTGATAAAACTTTTATTGTTCGCAACCACTTTGGTGGCGTAGAAAAGTATAGAAACCTTCCTACCTTAAGTAAAACTCTTGCTACCGCATCAGTGCGCAAACGTCAACAAGATCCAGATGTTGCCCCGTATCTTCCTGATACAATTTTTGCGGAGCCAATTTTAGTAGAGTTTGATAAAGCAGGGGCAACTTTGTATAAACAAATTGCTAGAGAAATTTT